AAATCAACGAATGGTTCGCATATTTCAAGGTGGTAGATGATGGCCGTTCAACCAATTAAAATCCCCATTACCGCCATCGACAGAACGAAAAAGGCATTTCAATCTGTCACGCGCAGCCTGAACGTCGTCAAAAAGGCACTGTTCAATTTCAAGGTCGGCATCACCGCAGCGGTCGGTGCTGCCGGTCTTGGCCTGCTTGTTAAGAATTCTCTGGAAAGCATCGACGCGCTTGGTAAGACGGCCAGCAAGTTGGGCATCGCCACCGCCGAATTGCAGAAACTTAGATTCGCGTCACAGCTGGCTGGCGTTGAAACTCGAACCGTTGATATGGCGGTTCAGCGTTTCACGCGCCGCCTAGCCGAAGCTGCCAACGGCACAGGCGAAGCCAAGGACGCGCTGAAAGAGTTGGGCATTGATGCTGCCAGCCTGTCCCGACAGCCGCTTGAAAAGCAGATGCTGGCCCTTGCTGCGGCCTTTGAAAAGGTTGAGGGCAGCGGGGATCGTGTCCGGCTGGCCTTCAAGCTGTTTGACAGCGAGGGCGTTGCTTTCGTCAATACGCTGCAAGCCGGTGAAAAGGCGCTGAAAGACACGTTCAGCGAGGTTGATGATCTTGGCATCATCCTTTCCACCAACGCGGTCAAGGGCGTCGAAAGTTTCAATGATAGCGTCGTAAAGCTGACCACCATCTTCAAGGGTCTGATCAATACCGTTGCCGCTGGTCTTGCTGGTCCGCTGCAAGTGCTGGTCGAAATGCTGACCGGCAAGCTGAAAAACGCAATGGGCGAGGGTGGCAAGAACGTCAGGAATTTCACCCGTGAATTAGGTCACGGGATTATCAATGCTGTTGAAATGGCATTGACCGGATTTGTTCATTTCATCAACGAAACTGGTCGTCTTATTGATGGATTGCGTGAAAAGATCCATCAGGTTCAGCGGTTCTTAGGCTCTGACACATCGCCGGAAGAATACGCAGCAAGAGTCGGCAAGATTGAAAGCGCCCTTGAGGGACTGGCTGAAAGGACTGCGGCAAGCCCAAAATTCAAAGGGTTTTTCGATTCCGTCCGCGATGAGTTAAGTGAATTAATCAGCGGCAATGTTTTGGCCGCAGATGAAATCGATCGCTTGAAAACGCGCTTGGCAGAATTGGCGTCAGAATCAAACGTGCCATCTGCTTTGATTGCTGGATTGACCGCACAATTGGGTGATTTGCGGAACAAGTCCGAGAACCTTGGCCCCGGCTTTGAAAAGCTGTTTTCAGAAATTAGTTTCGGCACCGAGGTGTTTGATCGGATGCGCGGGGGTCTGGATCGTAACACCGACGCCATCGAAGAAACGGGCGAAGCCGCCCAAAAGGTCGGCAAGGATTTGAAGCCTCTGATCGATGCGGCCATCGAGGCCAGAAAAATGTTGGCGGCAAAAACAGATATTCTGTTGAGCATCCCACCAGCAGCAGACAAGGCAAGGCTATCGCTTTCGCAGATGACCGATGTCCTGCTGTCTATGGAACCACAGGTCAAAAAGGCAACTCTTTCATTGGCGCAGCAAACTGACATCTTGTTGTCAATGGACCCTGTTCTAGAGAAAGTTGAAAAGAATATCGACAAGATGGCGATGACGATGCGCGATGCAAAGCTGCGCGGCATCAACGCTTTAGAGGATGGACTTGTTTCGCTGATGACCGGCGCAAAAAGCACCAGCGAGGCGTTCAGGGATATGGCAAAATCAATTCTTGCAGATTTGGCAAGGATCGCCATACAGCAGACAATCACCCTGCCGCTGGCGCAAGCGATGGGATTCAACGTATCTGGTGCGCGTGCAATGGGCGGCCCTGTCACAGCTGGCAAGCCGTATCTGGTTGGTGAGCGTGGCCCGGAGATCGTGGTGCCGGGACGCAACAGCGCGGTCATCCCGAATGATCAGATCAGCGGCGGTGGCGTCACTGTAAATCAGACAATCAACCTGACCACAGGCGTCAGCCAGACTGTCCGTGCCGAAGTGCTGAACATGCTGCCGCAAATTGCCGAAGCAGCGAAGGGTGCGGTCTTGGATGCAAAGCGGCGCGGTGGTTCATACGCTGCGGCTATGGGGTAAAAAATGGCAATTACTTATCCGATCAATCACCCATCCACCGGCATCGCCAGCGTCAATCTTATTGCGCGGAATGCCACGGCTTTGTCGCAATCGCCCTTCACTTTCGCGCAGCAGGTTCAGCGCAATCAGGGCGCACGCTGGGAGGCTGATGTAATGCTGCCGCCGATGAAGCGCGAAACAGCTGAACCTTGGATTGCGTTTTTCCTGAAACTTTACGGCCCATATGGCACGTTCCTGCTTGGCGATCCCAACGCTTCAACGCCACGCGGATCGGCCAGCACTGCGCCCGGATCGCCTGTTATCAACGGCGCATCGCAAACCGGCGACAGTCTGGCCATCGATGGCTTGCCAGCATCGGCCACCGGATACTTGAAGGCCGGTGATTACATCCAGATCGGCACTGCTTCTGACAGCCAGCTTTATAAGGTTCTGGAAGATGCTGACAGCAACGCCAGCGGTGAGGCCACATTGACCATCTGGCCTGACCTGCGATCATCGCCCACAGATGGTGCGCCGGTTACGGTCAACAATGCTCGTGGCCTGTTCCGGCTTTCAACCAGTGAGTCAAACTGGTCGATCAGCACGGGTGGTTTTTATTCGATGAGTTTCGGGGCGGTTGAAGCACTATGACACGCGCAGTCACGACGGCAGTAAATGATGAGTTTACAGCGGCAGAATTGTCGCCTTTTTTTGCTGTCGAATTGGCATTCGATGAAGGCACCATCAGGCTATGGACCGGCTTCGGAACGATTGAGGTCGATGGTAATTCGTTCCTGCAAGGTGGCGACATGTTGTCGATTTCTGGGATTACTGAGACGGCAGAGGTGCAAGCCAACGGCATCACCATTGGCTTGACCGGCTTGGATACCGCGCTGATACAATCTGCGCTTGCCGAAGATTATCAGGGGCGCGACTGCAATCTATATGTCGGCGTGCTGGATTCGGATGGCGCAGTGATCGCAGACCCGATCAAGGTGTTTGCGGGTCGTATGGACCTGATGACTGTCGAGGATAGCGGCGGCACGGCTGAAATAACCGTAACGGCTGAAAGCAAGTTGATCGATCTGGAGCGTGGCCGTCAGCGGCGCTATACTAGTGAAGATCAGAAAATAGATTATCCTGATGACCGTGGTTTAGATTTCATTGCGGAGTTGCAGGATAAAGAGGTTGTCTGGGGCGGCTGATGGGCTTCTTTAAGAATTTCACCAAGGCACTAAGCGATCCGGTCAATCTTACGATTGCCGCTGCGACGACCGTTGTTCTGGGGCCGGTTGGCGGCTATACGGCGCTGCAATCTTTTGCCATCCGCGCAGCAGCAACCGCAGCGATATCATCTGCGGCGCAATCTTTCTCGCCAAAACCAAAGCTGCCGGATTTCGGGTCTTTCACGCAGGACGCCAGCGGTCGCACGCAGATGGTCAAGCAGCCCATCACGTCGCGCCGCGCTGTCTATGGTGAAACCCGCGTATCTGGACCGCTGGCCCTGATCGAAAGCACCAATGACGACAAATATCTGCATCTGGTCGTTTTGCTTGCATCGCATGAGTGTGAGGCGATCACGACGGTATACCTGAACGATGAGGCGCTGACGCTTGATGGCAGCGGAAACGTCACAGCGCCATCGCGCTATGCAAATCTGGTGCGGGTCAAAAAGCACCTTGGCACGACAGATCAGGCCGCTGACACCGATCTGGTCAGCGAGGTTTCTGGCTGGACAAATCAGCATCGGCTGCGCGGGATTGCTTATGTCTATGTGCGTCTTGAATTCAGCACCGATGCTTTTCCGAATGGCATCCCCAACATTTCCGCGCTGGTGCAAGGCAAGACGCTGTTTGACCCACGCACCAGCACGACGGCCTATAGCACCAACCCGGCGCTGGCTGTCAGGGACTACCTTACAGATGCGACGTATGGATTCGGCGCAACTGCATCGGAAATCGACGATGCGGCCTTCCAAACTGCTGCAAACGTATGCGATGAAAGCGTCACATTGGCCGCTGGCGGCTCTGAAGACCGTTATAGCTGCAATGGCACCATCGACAGCGCAAACGCGCCACGCGGCATCCTAGAGGGCTTACTGACGGCTTGCGGCGGCGTCGTCACCTACACCAATGGCCTGTTTGGAATAAAGGCGGCGAAATATGTCAGCCCTAGCCTGACACTTACCAACGACGATTTGCGCGGCCCGATCAGCGTGCAAACAAAGCGCAGCCGCCGGGACAATTTCAACGCGGTCAAAGGTGTTTTCTCGCCAGCTTCAACAAACTATGTGGCGACTGATTATCCACCGATTACATCGGCAACGCTGGAAACAGAGGATGGCGGCGATCAAATCTTTCTGGATTATGATCTGCCACATACATCGTCTTCATCGATGGCGCAGCGGCTGGCCAAGGTCGCTCTGTATCGCAACCGGCAACAGGTGACGATGGATTATCCTGCCAACCTGAAAGCGTTCCAGCTTGCGGTTGGCGATACGGTGCAGATCACCAATGATCGGTTTGGATTCTCGTCGAAGGTCTTCGAGGTTGCGGAATGGCGACTTGTATTTGAAGGAAGCGACAATGGCGTTCTGATGGGCGTCGATCTGATGTTGCGCGAACTGGCCAGCAGCGTTTTCGATTGGGACGCCGAAGAAGCAGAATTCCTGCAAGACAACACGACCTTGCCGAATCCGTTTGACCTGACGCCGCCGGGTCTGATTGTGACCGATGAATTGCAAGTATTCAACGAAAAGGCGATTTCTGTTCTGGTGGCCGAGGTCACGTCGGATAGCGTTTATGCGCGGCAGTTTGAGGTGCAAGCCAAGAAAAGCACAGATACAGACTATGTGTCGCTTGGCGTGGGGTCCGGCAATAAGTTTGAATTGTTCGACGTTGAAGATGATGTGACATATGATGTGCGTGCGCGGATCATCAATGGCATCGGAGTGCGCTCCCCGTTTTCAGCCGCATCGCATCAGGTGGTCGGCAAGACGGCCCCGCCTGCCGATGTCACCGATTTCAGCGTCAATATCATTGGCACCGAGGCGGCGTTAAGCTGGACGCCTGTCGGTGATCTTGATCTGTCGCATTACGTTGTGCGCCACGCACGCGAACCATCGGGGGCCGAATACGCAAACGCCATCACCATTGCCGACAAGATTTCTCGTCCAGCGAATACAGGTGTCGTGCCTGCGTTGACCGGCACCTATTTCATCAAGGCCGTCGATAAGTTGGGCAACGCATCAACTAATCCGGCGTCATCTGTTGCGATAATTGAGGAAATCAAGGGCTTCAACAACGTCGCAACATCGACGCAGCATCCATCTTTTGCCGGAGCCCGCAGCAATGTGGCGGTCGTTGACAATGCGCTGGTGCTGGACACGTCGCTTCTGTTCGATGACGCGACCGGAGACTTTGATGACGCGGTTGGCCTGTTTGATGGCGGCGGCGGCAACGTGGCAACCAGTGGCACATATGATTTCGATGCGGCTGTTGATGTCGGCGCGGTTTACACAAGCCACGTCACCGCAAGACTGAACGTCACGCGCGTCGATTATGTTGATCTGTTCGATGCGGCGCAGGGCAACTTTGATGATCGCATTGGCTTGTTTGATGGCGATGTTCAGGCGTTTGATGACACCAATGTCGAACTTTTGATCGCGACGACAGAAGATGACCCGAATGGCGTCAGTCCGACATATACAACATTCCGCAAGTTTCTGGTCGGTGATTACAAGGCACGCGGCTTGAAATTCCGCGCAAGATTGACCAGCACCGACGCCGAAGCAACGCCGAAGATTTCTGCGCTTTCTGTGACCGTTGACATGCCCGACCGCACAGTTGCCGAAGCTGACATCGCAAGCGGCGCCGGGGCAAAGGCAGTCACGTTTTCGCCAGCATTCAAGAGCCTGCAAGGCGTGGGCATTGCGGCGCAAAACTTATCAAGCGGCGATTACTATGCTATAACTAGCAAGAGCGCCACAGGATTCACGATTACCTTTTACAACAGCAGCGACGTGGCAGTGGATCGGACCTTTGATTATGTCGCCAGAGGATATGGAGAGGTGGCAGCATGAGCCAGAATGATTTCACGATTGCGAACCAAGGTTTTCCGGCCTTTCGTTCTGACTTAAATGGTGCGCTTCAGGCGCTTGCAACGCTGTCATCTGGCGCAACCGCGCCATCAACGACCTTTGCATATCAGCTGTGGTATGACACGACGACCGACATCCTGAAGATTCGCAACGCTGATGATGACGCTTGGATCACGCTTTTCACGTTTGATCAGGCGACCGACAGCGTAGGCGTCAGCGGTGAGGAATTGGTCGATGATACCTCGCCGCAGCTTGGTGGTGCGCTGGACACCAACGGTAACAACATCACGTTTGGCGACAGCAGTGGCGCATCGGATGACCGGCTTGTTTTTGGTGCTGGCAACGACTTGCAGATTTATCACGATGGGTCAAATTCTTATGTTCAAGATGCTGGCACAGGTGACCTGAGAATTTCAGGTAACAATGTCAACATCATGAATGGTGCGGCTACTGAAAACTATATAGTCTGCACCAACAATGGCAGTGTCGCTGTGAAGCATGACAATGCAACAAAAATAGAGACAAGCTCGACCGGCGTCACAGTCAGCGGAACCGCCCTTGCCACGACCGACACCGACACGACTAACAGCGGCAGCGTGACGCTGGACTTTGGGGCTAACCAAAACTTTGTGCTGACACTGACCGGCAACGTGACACTGGCCAACCCTTCAACCGAGCAAGTCGGGCAATCTGGCTTCATCGTGTTCATACAGGACGCGACAGGTGGCAGAACGGTATCGCTCGGCACCGACTATGAGACGGCTGGCGGTGCTGGCCTGACGCTATCGACGGCAGCAAGCACCACCGACATTGTGCCGTATGTTGTGGCCGCTTCTGGCCGCATTTTGCTCGGCACGCCGCAGCTTGCTTTTGCATAGGGGGCTTTGATGTCCGGACCATTCGGCGCTGGTGCGTTAAACTTTTTCAGCGGTGCGGCAGAGTTTTACCCGTACACCATCGACCAGTCGGTGCGCTTCAATGCAGCAGATAGCGCCTACCTAGAAAAAACCTTTTCCGGCACCGGCAACCGTCGCACATTCACCATCAGCTTTTGGTTCAAGCGTTGTCGCACTGGCACTGCTGAATATCTGTTTGCCGGTGGCAACGACACCAGCAATCGGTTTCATATGGATATCAACGCCAGTGGCACGTTTCAGATTGAAGCAAAAAGTGGCGGGTCAACGCAGATCAAAATGGAAGGCGGTCCCGTCCTTAGAGATGTGGGCGCGTGGTATAATTTTGTTTTGCGCGTCGATACAACGCAAAG